GGAAAATTCACAGGCAATTAACCTTGATGTTGTGAATAGTGCTTTTTATGGCTCTGGTGGCGGTGGCTCTACTGAATGAATGAGTTTGTAAAAATTAAATCTGATATTGATGATAAGACCGCTAAACAAATAAAAAAACTTCTAAAAGACTTTAAAAAATCGCAGGATGAAACAACAGAAAAAATCGCCGTCATTCTTTTAAATAATATGGATGACAGCGGCGCAATTATGATTTCTGATGATTTGGTTTTCAGTCTCAAAGAAAAACTGACTTTGACATTAAACCAGATGAACGAATCAGAGGTTGAATTTTTAAATGGTGTTCTTGAAGGTGGATATAATGAAGCCTTTGCAAAAACCGCCGCTAAAATTGGTTTGTCTGCCGATTTTAATTTGGTTAAACCTGAATTTGTTACACGGGCATTAAATACCGTGATTGATGGTAAAAATTTTTCTGATAGAGTATGGGACAATTCAAACAAATTAGCAAACCGCATTTATAATGATGTTTTGGAATGTGTGAGAATTGGAAAAAGACCTAACGAAATATCAAGAAAAATTAAAGATGATTTCGGCGTTGGTGCTTATGAGGCTACACGTCTTGTAAATACTGAACTTGCAAGAGTGGTAAGCGATGCACAAATGGATGTTTACAGAAATTCCGGTGTAGTTGAAAAAGTTATGTTTATGGCTACACTTGAAGATAATACTTGTGAGATTTGCGGAGATTATGACGGAAAAGAATTTTCTTTGAATAATGCCCCTGCTATCCCAATTCATCCAAACTGCCGTTGTTGTTATGCGCCCGTTGTTGATGGTTATAAACCTGATATGAGAGCAGATAACGAAACAAAGAAAAACATTGATTATATTACATTCAATGAATGGAAAAGCGGAAAAGAAAACAATAAATAATTTTGTATTGACTCTCTATGCCTAAATTGTTGGTATAGGGTGTTTTTTATATATATTCAAAATAAATTAAAAAATTGCACCGTATGGATTGAAAGATACATAGGGGGCAGAAATGGAGTTTATTAACTATGAATTTTAATGAAGCAGTTGAAGCCTTTGAGGGCTTTAAAGATACGGAAGATTTTGAAAATTATGTTGGCGGTTTTGTGACAGCCGATAGAGTAAGTAAATTTCTTGAAACAGAAGATGGTAAAAAGTTTATTCAGCCTACTTTGGATAAGTACCACAATAAGGGGCTTGAATCTTGGAAGCAGGGCGAAGAATTTAAATCTTTGGTTGATGCAAAGATTAAGGAACTTTACCCCGATGCAGACCCGAAAGATACAGAGATTGCAAAGTTAAAGGCTGAATTTGAGGCTCTGAAGGCTGAATCCGTTAGAAAGGATTTGACCAATAAGGCGTTGACTATTGCAACCGAAAAGGGATTGCCCGTTGATTTGGTTAATTTCTTTGTCGGTGAAGATGAGGCAGCAACCACAAAGAATTTAGAAACTTTGGAAACTGCATTTAGTGCAGCCGTTGAAAAGGTTGTTACCGAAAGATTGGGTAAATCTCATAAGCCTGACGGCGGCGGTATTGAAGGTAAACTTGACCCCGCTAAATTGGCTACTATGACCCCGGATGAAATCAATGCTTATTTTGAAAAGAATCTGGGTAAGAAATAACAACTATAAATTATTGAAAGGAATTTTTGACTTATGAATTTTTTAAGAACTATTTGGGAAACTCGCCTTGTTAAGGCTTTTGAAAATGTTTCCGTACTTGATATGATTACAACCGCACCTTCTGAAATGACCGGTTCAAGCGTTGTCTTTAATAGAGTTGGTGCAGGTGACATTAAGGATTATGATGGCGAAATCGAATGGGGCGATATTGATACCGTACCTGTTACTATGACTTTTGATTTCAAGAAGTATTTCGCTGATAAGGTTGATGACGTTGACAAGGCACAGACTAACCTTGCTGTTGTTGATGAATTCGCCGTTGCACAGGGTAATAAGATTGGTGCTGCTGCTGATGCTTATGCTTATGCAAAGTATGCCGCTGGTGCTGGTACAAAGTTGGATGCTGTGACCGTGGATGCTCCCGAGGCTATCTATGATGCTATTGTTGATTTGGGTGTTGCTCTCGGTAAGAAGAATGTACCTGTTGCAAACCGCTATGTTGTGATTGATTGGGATGCTCTGGGTCTCCTCCAGAAAGATAAGAGATTTACTCATAATCCCGATGTGCTTGCTAATGGTATTGTGAACGGTCAGAAGATTAACGGTATGACTATCATTGTTTCCGCTAATGCTCCCGCACATACTCTTATGGCTCTTTATAAGGGTGCTGTTGGCTTTGGTAAGCAGATTGACAAGTTGGAGGCTATGCGCCTTCAGGGTGCTTTTGCTGATGGTGTGCGTGGTTTGACTGTTGGCGGTGCTGCCGTGCTTAATGCTGACGGTGTTGCTACTGTTGAGTACACTATTGCTTAATCTAACCTAATTAAATAATTATTGGGGGATGGTGTGAAAGCCATTCCCCATTTTTAAAACAACTATATAAAAATAGAAAGGATTGCAACAAATGATTGAAACATTAAGAACAAAATATGCAAATGAAATTGAATACTTGCAATCTGTATTTAGAGATTTGGGTATTGTTGCTAATGATTCAATTTTAGTAGTGAAAATTGATAACGCATATACGGCAATCCGTAACTATTTAAGATTGGATGATACAGCGGATATGAAGGAATATTTTACCGCCGCTGTTGAATTAGCAACCGCATATTATAACAATTATATTCGTGATTTAAAGAAATTATCCGGTGAACAAATCATCGTGCAGCAATCACAGGGTTCATTATCAAATACTTATGAAACAAGTAAAATGACCCTTGATAACAATGGATTGACTGAATCTGTTAAGACAATGTTACCCTATCCCCCTGTAAGGGTGTTTTAATGGGGTGTTGCTATGGTTTTGATTATTGATAATGAAATTACGCTAAATATTGATACTGCCGGTGAAATGGTCAAGGGCGTTTATAAAGAGGGCGAACCAACACAAAAACAGATTAAATGCAATGTGCAGCCGTCCAGCCGTGCAAAAACCTATGCTGAATATGGCTATTCCATTGATGCACAATATTCTGTTTATTGTTATGTCGATTCAGATATTAAAGAGGGTTTAACCGTCCTATATAAAGATAATGAATACGAAATTATTAAATTGGTTGATTGGACTGATTATTATATTTTGTATTTGAAGGCGGTGTTGTAATTATGGCTACTAATGGTTGGAAAGATGCAACGGATAGAATTTTAGCCGCTGCCGAAAGAGGAATGAAAAAGGCTGTTATGTCTTTTGAATCAGATACAAAGGCTCTGACACACGAAAAGACCGGAGCATTGCGCCGTAGTTGGACTAACGATGTTATAAAGACTGGGGATAATATTATTGGTAAAGTGGGGTCAAATTTGCCTTATGCGGAGGCAGAAGATAGTTACCACGGTAATATATCAACCGCTTTAAAAAATAATCACGATAAATATATGACTATTATTGCTAATGAGATTAGCAAGTCAAAGTAAAGGAGGATAGCAAATGCTTTTTGATGTAGTACGTCAATATTTGGTTGATTCGGGCATTGTCCCGAAATGCACTAATAAGAAAGACAAGAAAAAGAAATATGATGCTATCTTTCTTATTGAAAAACCGGAAGATATTGAAGCCGATACTTTTTTAATTTATCGGTGGAGACTTGACGAAGGCGGGATTGTTAAGAAATACCGCTTTGAAATTGATGTTTTTGCAAAAGATATTTTATCCGGTAAAGAACTTAAAAAACAAATTAAAAATACATTAGATTTTTTAACCCGTCCTGATGATATGTTAGATGAATTTATTAAATTCGCTCTGACTGATGAGGACGGTTTTTTATATAACGAATCAGCCGGAATTTATAAAGATACTTTGTATTTCCGCTGTAATTCCTTTGAATGACTTTAAATATATAGAAAGGATTGATAAAACCTATGATGAAGTTTTTGAAACTCGGTAAAGGTCCGGTAGGCGTTGGTTGTGGTCACTTGTACGGAATGCCTGCAAAGGATTTTAAGGCTGGTGAAACTACATATGAAGATATGGCAGAAATCGGCTATATTACAGAGGATGGCGCAACCTTCCGTAGAACAGGCGAAATGACCCCTGTTAATACTGCCAGTGATGGCATTGTTGCATATTTTCCCTCTGGCTATGAGACAGAGTTTGAGACAAGCACTATTTCTTTGACAAAAGAAAATATGACTCTTTATACTACTGGTTCTGATACTGTTGATAATGAGGATGGTACATATACCATTTATGGTTGTGAGGATGATACCCCCGCTAACCTTGCTTTGTGTTTCCGTGGTGAAGATAAGGGCGGTACAAAGTTTGAATTGTATATGCCTAATGCTGTATGGGTTCCTGAATTGGAGATGGTCTTTGATGCTGAAAATCCCATTGCATTGAATATGACCTTCTCTTGTGGTAATACAAGTTTGGGTAATGGTAAGACCGGTTCTTATTACATTATCACTAATTTGGGCGTAGAGGATGCCACAGAATAATTTTTATTTATAAATTATGGTGGGATGGTTTTTGCAATCATCCCACTTTTTTATAAAATTGGTTTGCAAACTAATTTTAATACTTTTAAATATATTTTTTTGAAATGGTGAAGGAGGCTTTGATTATGCCTAATAATAGATATAACGGCGGGTATGGTGGATATAACCGTAATAATGGTAATAATAGATATAACGGCAATTATAGAAATAACGGCAATAGATATAATAATGATAGAAGATATGATAATAGACCCGCAAACGATGTTGAAACAATTAGCCTTGTAAAGTATAAGAAGAAGAATATTTTAATTGAGGATATGAACGGAAAGAAATTTGTTATTTCCGGTAACTTCCCTTCAGAATTTATCGCAGAAATGGCTATTGTTGCTGAAAAGTACAAGCAATATGAAAATATTACAGAGGAAAATGTTGACCCCGCTGTATTTGCTGAAATGTTTGAAATGATGAAAGAATGGTGTTTAAAACTTATCAATATGAATGTTGATGGTAAGGTTTATACAATGGCTGATATTAACGCTGGTTTTAATGATTTTGATGCACTTGTTTATGTTTATCATTTCATCGTTAAACAGACTGCAACAAAGGTAAAGGAAAGCGAAAATTTAACTAAAAGGTAAGGCAATATGAAAAACATTGATAGCATTGTTTTTTTAGATTGCAACAAAGAATATAATATTGATTTAATGAATGGGAGCAGCCGCAATTTTTCGGTTGCTCTTAATTTTTCTACTGGATTATTCTATAAAATTCTTTCTATTCTTAATGAATTGGAAAACAAAGAGATAACCACTATTGAAAAATTAAATACTATCAATTTTATTGTTGCAGAATTACTGAATTACCCCGTTGAATGGGTATCAAACAATATTGATTATGAAAAGCAACTTGAATTTATAATGATGGTTTTAAATTCTGTTTATGGTTTTTTTAGTAAAGAGTTTTTAAACATACCAGATATTAAACCAGAAAAAGAAAAGCCAAATAATAAAAATAAAGAGGCTAATAAAAGATATAAAAAACAATTAGAAATTGAACGATTAACAAAACTTTTAAAGAAAAAAGATAGCGCATTTTTAATAGAAGAAATCGCCCTGATTTTAACGAAAACAAATAATACATATTCTGAAATAATGGCTATGCCAATTTTGGTTTTTAAAGATTTAGTGAAAACAATTATTTTGAATGAATTAAGAAGCGATACGGATTATAATTTAGCATATTTGAAGAATAGAGCAAACGAATTACAAAAAGATTTGAATAGTGGCGATAAAAAGACTGATGCAAAGCCTTCAGCACCAAAAAATAAAGGTGCTAATATAAAGGATTTGTTAATTTCCGAATAATTATATGATGCACCTCCCTAAAAGGATGGTGTTTTTATTATGGCTGAAAAGTTAGCCGAATTTGAAGCCGTATTATCACTTAATACGACTGATTTTAAAAAAGGTATGGAAGATGCACAATCAAGTTTTGGTACATTTTCCAGCAAAATGGCAAGTGTCGGCAAAGGCATTGCCACTGGATTAACCGCCGCTGTTGGTGCTGTTGCAACTGGTGTAACGGCTCTTGTAACTGCAACGGCTAACGGTATATCCAATTTAGCGGAATACGGCGATGAAATTGATAAAATGTCGCAAAAAATGGGTATTTCCGCGGAGGGTTATCAGGAATGGGATTTCGTAATGCAACATTGCGGAACATCCATTGAAGGTTTAAAATCCTCAATGAAAACATTAGCAACCGCCGCCCAAACTGGCAGCGATGCTTTTAATCAATTAGGCATATCGCAAGAACAAATTGCAAGTATGTCACAAGAGGAATTGTTTAATGCAACCATTACGGCATTGCAAGGCGTAACGGATGAAACACAAAGAACATATTTAGCCGGTCAAGTGCTGGGTAAAGGTGCAACCGAATTAGGCGCTTTGTTGAATATGTCAGCAGAGGACACAGCGGCAATGAAAGAACAGGTACACGAATTAGGCGGTGTATTGAGTAATGAAGCCGTTGCAAACGCTGCAACATTTCAAGATTCATTACAAAACTTGCAAACCGCTATTTCTGGTTTATCTCGTGGTGCATTGGCTCAATTCCTGCCTTCTGTAACTAATGTTATGGACGGATTAACCGCAATTTTTAGTGGTGATTCTGGCGGTATAGCATTGATAAATCAAGGTATAACCGGATTTGTTAATAATCTTTCTGCATCTATACCAACACTTTTACAAATGGCGTCAAGTATTGTTTTAACCCTTGCAAACGCTATTGTTGCAAACATTCCGCAGATTATGCAGACCGGAACAACGGTTATATTAGAATTAGTAAATGGTATTATTTCTATGCTGCCTTCTATTGCAGAGGCGGCAATTTTAATTATTCAAACTGTTTGTACTGGAATTGCTGAAAATTTACCTACTTTAATTACAACGGTAATTACCGTGCTTTTAGAGATTGTGCAAACCTTGCTTGATAATTTACCTGTATTGCTCGAATGCGTTTTACAGATTATCGAAGGATTGGTACAAGGTATTCTTGAAGCCATTCCAATTATCATTGCAGCACTGCCCCAAATTATCATTAGTATCATTGACTTTTTGTTATCCGCAATTCCACAAATCATTGAATGCGGTATAAATTTGATTACAAGTTTGGTAAGTGCATTGCCTCAAATCATTTCAGCAATCGTCGCAGCCATCCCACAGATTATAAACGGCATTATCAATGCGGTATTAAGTGCCATTCCCCAAATCATTCAAGCGGGTATCAATTTGTTAATTTCTTTAATTCAGGCATTGCCCCAGATTATTCAAACCATTGTAACGGCGATACCGGAGATTATCAGCGGGTTAGTAAATGCCATCGCAAATAACATCCCCGCTATCATTCAGGCGGGTGTTGAACTGCTTATTTCTTTGGTACAAAACTTGCCTACTATCATTAAAGAAGTTATCAAGGCTATTCCACAGATTATCACGTCACTTGTAAAAGCCATTGGCGAAGGTGTGCCGAAAATCGTCGATGCTGGTTTAAACCTTGTGAAAGGTTTGTTTAATGGTATTTCTAATGCTGTTAGTTGGCTCTATGGTAAATTAAAAGGCTGGGTATCAAGTGTTTTAAGTTATATTAAAGGCTTGTTTGGTATTCATTCACCGTCAAAGGAAACCGCCGTATTTGGTAAGTATGTTGCTGAAGGTCTGGGCGTTGGCATTGAAGATAATGCAGATGCAGCCAATAAAGCAAGTGAAAAGTTATCCGATAATGTATTAGATACATTCGGAAATATGGCTGATGAAATTACCGATATAGAAAATGGTATTTTCGGAGATAAGACTATTGAAAGCGGTGTTTCCGTTGCTCGTGACGAAAACATTAAATCAAGTGTTGATTTAAACAATGCTAATTTGGTTAGTGGTTTATCAAATGTGTTTGATAAATTCATTTCAAAGAATGCTGAAATAGTTGATAAATTGATTGATGCCGTTTCTATCGGCTCTAACAATGGTATTTCCACAAATAATAGAAGCGTTTCTATTAAGATGGGCGATACATACTTATCCGGCGTATTTGGTGAAGATGTTGTTAAACGTGTTGAATCAATCACAGATAAAAAGGTTGATGACCTTGCAGATGTGATTTATGAGATTATCCCCGTTAGGTAATGGAGGTATGCTCTTATGACTTTTAAACAACAAAGAATGATTGATAAATTAAAACGCTATTTTGATAATGAGGATGAATACAACTATAAAAATGTTATCTTTAATGCCTTTGGTGATAGCACCTTTGATAAAGCAATTAAAAAAATGGCTTGTGGTTCTATTAACGGAAAAACTTTTAAGACTGGTTTTGAAGATGACGTTAGGCGTTTTCGCACTCAATATAAATATGAACCAAAAGGGGATGACGAATAATGAACGCAAAAGATTTTTATTTTGATAATCAATATTTGTCTGACTATGGTTTTCTGATTTGTAAAATTACATCCTCAAATAGCGGCGTAACCGTTGAAGAAGGGCAAAAATTGACCTTTAACAAACGGCAAAAAAGCGGTAGTAATTCATTTACATTAGCAAGTGCAAATTACAGCACTTGCTATACTACCACTTTTGAAATTTGTAAAAATCCTGATGTGAATGATACATTGATTATTTCACAAGATGAATTTAGAGATATTATGCGGTGGTTAAATCGCCGTGAATATTTACCCTTTTATTTTATTCCGTATGATAGAAATTTGAATAAAATTATTATTGATGTGGAATTGAAAATTAAGGCTCTGAAGGAAAAGGAAATCACACCGGCAATAGAAAGCAAAATTAAAACACTTAATGAAAAGTTGTATTCTCTTAAAGCGAAAAGAGATAGTTTAGAATCTGAAACTAAATATTACAATGCAAGTTTTAATGTGCAAAAAATTTATGTTGGTAAAAATCTAATTGGAATTAGTCTGACGATGGAAACAGATTCACCGGTTGGATATGGTCAGACCCAAACATATAGATACACGG